AGTAATCTTAAAAGTCCCTACATCTAATTATTCTGGTACAACAACAGGAAGTCCAACTGTTACAACAAGCGGTGATTTTACAATTATTAAATTTACAGGAGACGGGAGTTATTCAACATAATGGCACACTTTGCATTAATAGATGAAAACAACATAGTTCAAGAAGTTCATGTTCTTAACAATGACATTATTACTGACAAAGACGGAAATGAACAAGAATATTTAGGTGTAAATTTTTTAACTAATTTACATAAATCAACTGGTACTTGGAAACAAACTTCTTACAATACTAGAGAAGGCAAGTATTATAATGTTGAAGATGGAAGCGAACATGAAGATCAATCAAAAGCTTTTAGAGGAAATTATGCACAAATAGGTGGAACATGGAATCCAGAACTTAATGTGTTTTTAGATGTTAAACCATATGATAGTTGGGTTCTTCACAATGAACTACCAAGATGGCAATCTCCTATAGGAGATCCCCCTGCACTTACTGATGAGCAAGAATCTCAAACAAACTCTAAAAGTCATTGGTGGCAATATTATTGGGATGAAGCCAATTTACGTTGGGTTTTAAAAGATCATTTAGAATAAGTCTCTCTTTACTTATCTTACATTTTTGATATAAATTTCTTGCATAAAGAAATTTAGAATGACAGAACAAATAAAAATATTAACCGGGTTTGATTATTGGGCCTGGCAAGATTTTTTTAATAAAAAAGAAATAAAAGAATTTAATAAATTATTAAAAAAACATGCTACCATAAAAGAGCCTGAGAGTGAGGCTGCTACACATGCCAATAAAAAAGTAAAATATTTAAAAACTTTACAGACATATTTTGAACCTATTTCTAAATTTACAGATAGAATAATACCTGCAGTGCATTACACAAATCAACGTCACTTTGGATATAATTTATATCAAGGTTTTGAACATGGATCTTTAGGTAATTACAATATTTACTCTTCTAAAACTAAAGATAATTACGACTGGCATGTAGATGCTAGTAGATCTCCAATATTTGATACTAAATTTACTTTGTTAGTTAATTTATCAGAAGCTCCTTATGAAGGAGGTGACTTAAGATTTTTTAATCAAACTGAATATACAGCAACAGAGTTTAAACCTGGATGTATGCTCATGTTTAAATCTCATTTAAATCATAAAGTAACACCAGTGACAAAGGGAGAAAGAAAAACATTTACTATCTTTTTTACCGGTCCTACTTGGAAATGAATGTTTATTTTCTAACAGGCATACCTCGAGCAGGTAACACATTATTAGCAAGTGTTTTTAATCAAAACCCTTACGCAAAAATAAGTGCACACAGTGTACTGCCTTTATTATTTAATAGTATACTAGAAGTTAAAAATAATTTTAGATTTAAAAATTTCCCTGATTTTGAAGGCGTAGATAATATAATAAATAACATATTTAAAAATTATTATGCACACTATAAATGCTCAACTATAATTGACAGAGCTGCGTGGGGGTTTCATTTAAATACATTAAAACACTTACCAGTGAATAATAAATTTATAATATTATATAGACCTTTATTAGAAGTTATGGCTTCTTTTGTTAGAGTGGAAAAACCAACAGATATTATTAAATACTGTGATAATTTAATGTTAAAAGAAACAATTTTATCAGACGCTTTAATATCAACTCAAAATATTATTGATAGTAAAAAAGACTATTTGTTAATAACATACGATGATTTAGTAGACGACATTTGTAAGTGTGTAAAAAAAATATGTGAATTTATAAGTGTTTCTTATATAAAACCTGATCTTAATAACATTAGACAACTTAAAATTAATAATATAGAATACGATGATAGTGTGTGGACAGATGACTTTCACACTATAAGAACAAAAGAAATTAAAAAGAATAAATATAATATAAAAGACTTTTTACCAAAAAGAGTTATTGATAAATATAAAAACTTTGATGTTAGATTTTAAACAATGAAAATTAAATTATTTAAAAATGTTATTGATAAAGAAGCTCAAGAAAAATTAAAAAAATTACTATTGGATCAAAGTATGTTTCCTTGGTACTTTATTAAAGATATTAGTGGAACTACACCTTCGGCTAAAAATCAAGGTCGTGCTGGTTTACAACATATATTTTGCTCTAAAGGTAATGGAGTAAACTCTAATCATTTTAATGATATTTTACCCCTTTTTAATTTTTTAAATACAAACGAGATTAAAATATTAAGAGCAAATGCTTTTTTACAATTTCCTTATACTGCTTATAAAGACTACGATACTCCTCACTATGATCTACACACTGAAAAAGATTATACCATTCTTTTATACTACGTAAAAAGTTCTGGTGGAGACACCATATTTTTTAATAAAAAGAATAAGATAATAAAAAAGGTTACACCTACACAAGGGACAGCTGTCTTATTTGATGGCAGTTATTTACATAGTGCCTATCAATCTAAATCGGATATACGATGTGTTATTAATATAAATATCAAAGGAAAATATCAAAATTTCATAGATAAAATAGTACTACCAAAAACTTAAAAACTCTGTATAGTAGCGATTTATGCTACAGAAACTTAACTTTAAACCTGGATTTAATAAGCAAGCGACAGACTCAGGGGCAGAAGGCCAGTGGGTTGATGGCGACTTTGTTAGATTTAGATATGGATTACCTGAAAAAATAGGAGGATGGCGACAGCTTACGGACGCTCAAGAAACTTTACCTGGAGCGGCTCGTGCTCAACATGCTTTTACTAGTTTTAAGGGTGAAAAATATGTAGCCATCGGAACTTCTCAAGGACTGTTTTTATATTACGAAGGAGCTTTTTACGATATTAGCCCATTAGATACAGCCATAACAGGAGCTACTTTTGACACTTTCTCAAGTCAAAATAATGTGACTGTAAACAAAGTAGGACATGGTTTAGAAAAAGGAAGATATGTAACTTTTACTATATCAACACCTCCAACAGGATATGTGGCAACAGATTTTACAGTAGGAGCTTTTGAAGTTTTAACTGTTCCTAACTCAGATACTTTTACAATTCAAATGAGAGTAAATGCTACTGGTGCAGCCTCTGCCTCAGGATCAGCTAGTATTAATCCTTACACAGTTGTAGGTCCAACTTTTCAAACAGCTGGTTATGGATGGGGTACATATCAATGGAACACAGGAACATGGGGCACAGCTAGAACTATAAGTAACGTGGTTCTAGATCCAGGAAACTGGAGCCTAGATAATTTTGGAGAGGTGTTAGTTGCAACTATTAGAGGTGGTAAAACTTTTACGTGGGATGCTGGTGCATCTAACCCACGAACTATTAGATCGTCAACAACGACTACAAATTTTAACACTACTAACAACCCTACAGCCAGTCGATTAACTTTGGTATCTGATAGAGATAGACACTTATTTCATTTTGGAACAGAAACAACTATTGGAACTCCAGCAACCCAAGATCCAATGTTTGTTAGATTTTCTAATCAAGAGGATTTAAATACGTACGCACCAACCGCAACCAATACTGCCGGCACATTTAGACTGGATACAGGAAACAAGATTGTAGCTGCTATTCAAGGTAAAGATTATGTGTTTTGTATAACGGATCAAGCAGCTTATGTAATTCAGTTTGTGGGTCCGCCATTTACTTTTTCTGTAAGACAGGTAGGTACAAACTGTGGATGTATAGGTCAGCATGCAGTGTCTTATGCAAATGGTGCTGTATGGTGGATGTCAGCTGAAGGAGGATTTTTTGTATTTGATGGTACTGTTAAAGCATTACCATGTTTAGTTGAAGACTTTGTATTTAATACTGATGGAGATAATTTAGGTATTAACTATGATGCATCAGATATTGTTTACTCATCACCAAATGCTTTGTACACAGAAATTAATTGGTTTTATCCTAAATCTGGATCAGAGCAAATTGATAGATGTGTAACTTATAACTATTCAGAGAATGTATTTACGACTTCTTCTCTAGATAGATCAAGTTATCAAGATCAAGGTGTGTATTCTGAGCCCTATGCAACAGATTATGACAAAACAGCTTTACCTGTTTTTTCTGAAATATCAGGCATAACTAATTTATATGGTGCTTCTATTTATTATTGTCACGAAAAAGGAGATGATCAAGTCAATAGTTCTGGCACAACATCTATTAATGCTTTTA